ATTACGATGCGAGGCGGAAAAGTCGAACGGTCGCAGTACACGCAAAAAGAATTTACTCCGCCTGTAATTGCCGAGGCTGGAGATTTCTCTCCCGGTGATTTGTCCGAAAAACAATTCGGAATGACTGAATATGAATCGGCGAACGAAGAATATCAGATGCAACTACAGGCTAACATCATGGATGTTATGGAAGAAATCGAAAGCCGTTTAATCCGTCATATAGAATTCCAGGCATCGCAAATCCTTCAAACCGGTGTATTAGCGTTATATGATGAAAATGGAAATATTGCATATGAGCTTGATTTTTTCCCAAAAGCAACGCATTTTCCCACGGTTTCCATTTCCTGGTCTGATGAAGATTCTGATCCTGATGCTGATATCGAAGCGCTCGAAAGATTAACAAAAACAGACGGCAGTGTAAAAGGTCGTATTTTGATTTTCGGTTCAACCGCGCGCGCAAATTATCTTAAAAATAGCCGTATAAATGATAAATTTGATATTACCCGTATCGCATCAGGCGTTATAAAACCAACCATCGAGAGTGATGATGTTATACTGCTTGGCGAAATACTCATAGGCTCACAATATTATTTATGCTACGAATATACGGGAGAATATATCCATCCGTCTACCGGTCTTACGACCAGATTTATAGATGATGAAAAGGTTGTTATGTTACCCGATCCTGGCAGTATCAATTTTGATTTCAGAAAAGTTTTTTGCCGTGTTGCAACAATTACCGGTATTGATCCACGTTTTTCAGGATTAGTTCCGGTTACCATTCAATTAGGCGATAGGGCATATACCATGCGCGTGTGGGTAGAAGGCCGGGAAGATTCGCTTAACGTCGAATTAAAAGCCAGGGTTCTTCTTGTGCCGGTTGCAATCGATACATTCGGCTGTATTCAGACTGAAGTTTAAGGAAGGTGTTATATGAATTATATCGTAAAAAAAGGAAAAGCAATTTCTACTACCAAAGGAATTATTGGCGCCCCTGTTGATCCTCTCAATCCGACCGAAAGAGAAATTATCACGATTGATCATTTTTCGAACGGTCAAAAAGGATTAGATGCTATGCTCGCAAGCCCAAATTGTGTATTGGAACACTTCAGCAAACAGCAAGTAAGCGAAAAATCAGAACGTCCAGTACTTCCCAGGCCACCTGAAGATAAAAAACATAACAACATTAAAGTTGAAAAAACTTTAAAAGAGGAATCAAATGAAGACTTTGAAAAACCTGATCCTACAAAAGGAATAGGTGCACAGAAAAATAAATGAACTTAAACCAGATCGCCGAATCAGATTTATCATTTACCCTCGAAGATTCCATTAACGGATTCGGAGTTGAATTATTTTTTCATGATCTCGATGAAGGTGATCAGCCAGTTAATTGCTCCACAACCGATATTTCTTTTTTTATTGATCCGCAAACCGGGGAGGGAATATCTTCCCGGCAAGTGGAAATTACTTGCAGGATATCAACAATCGAATCAAAATTTATTCCTATTCGAAAAGGTCTTTTCGTCAAACATTATGACACCGCAGGAAATGAATACAAATCCTGCATAAAACGCACATCGTACGATAGAAAATTAGGAGTAATCACCATTTTGTTAGAAGGTAAACAAGCATGTTAACAGAATCCATGATCAACATACTTATCGACAAACAAGATACATGTGAAATTATCCGCGATCAGCTCGCAGCTATTCTTGCAATTGAAATTGCGCATCAAGCAGAGTTAGCCGAAGATTCAGGAAAAAATGTTGATGATTTTTATTTTTCTGTCTATTCAGAATGTTCCAATCCCTGGGAAGTAGATGAAATGCCTTTAGTCAATATCAGTTTTGATAATGATCGATTTGATAATAAGAATTCTGATCTATTATCCAGGCAGCGTGCAACAGGAACGTTTTATCTTGACTGTTATGCTAACAAAAAAACAACAGATGCCGATTCAGGCGATGAATTGTCAACAAGGGAAGCCGTTCGAATCGCAAGATTTGTCCGCAATATTATAATGTCAAACGAGTATACCTATTTGCTTTTAGGCACAAGAGAGTTAGGCGCTGATTCAAGCCTCATTACTCGTCGCAGAATATCCAGACGGGAAGTTTTTAAGCCTGATATCAAAGCAGAAAATTATGAAAATGTAGTTGCTTGTCGGTTAACACTTGAAGTTGATTACGATGAATTTGCACCTCAAACAGTGATGACCGATTTAGAATTATTGATCTTGCAGTGCGAGCAGGAAGATACCGGAAAAGTTAATTTTAATGCAGAATATGACCTTAAAGAAGGAGTTTAAAATATGTCAATAGCGGCATCAGTAATAGGCCGGGTAACCGGTGTAAATATTCAGTTTAAAAATTTCAATCTCGGTCAAGCGCTTTATCTTGACCAACGAATAGCTGTTATAGGGCAGGGAAATACAGCGGCAACATATACCCTGGAAGCATTCCAACCGACAACTGAAAAACAAGTTGCTGAAAAGTACGGCTATGGATCACCATTACATCTTGCTTACCGGCAACTATTACCGCCTAACGGTAACGGAATAAAGGGAATCCCATTAACAATCTATCCCCTGGATGATGCAGGCACCGGAGTTGTAGCAGCTGGAAATATTGGCGCTACCGGTACAGCATCCGCAGCCGGTGGTGGTTATGTTAATATCGGAGGTATCCGTTCAGAAGCAATTGCAATTCCCGATACAACAAACGCAGCCGATACACTCGCACTTATAAAAACAGCAATCAATTCAATCCTCCATATGCCAGTAATAGGCGGTACAGTTGGCGCCGGTGTTCTTCCTATTACGGCAAAATGGAAAGGTGAAACCGGCAATCAAATAACAATTGACATTTCAGAATTATCTTGCACCGGTTTGACTTTTACAACGTCCGCTATGGCAGCAGGAGCAAACAACCCGGATGTGCAGGATGCGCTTGATTTATTTGCAACAACCTGGGAAACAATTATTTTAAACTGCATTAATTATGATGATACTGTTTCGAATGCCACTTATTTAGCTGAATGTGAAGCGCGCTGGGAAGAAACTGTCGGTAAACCTTTTGTTGTCGCAACTGGCTGTGTAGATATTTTTGCAACCCGTACAGCAGTAACTGCAGCAGACCCAACAAACAGAGCTATGTTTTTAATCCAGTCTACAGGTTCCCGGGAACTTCCCTGGGTGATTGCTGCCCAGGGCCTGGTAAACGATATTGCACAAATGGCAAACGATAAACCAGCGCATAACTATATTGGAGTGCTACAAGGATTACAAACCGGAACAGACCTGGTACAGGAAAATCATACAACCCGTGATGCGGCTGTAAAACTCGGTTCATCAACAAATGAAAAGGTCGGAAATCTTGCGGTTTTATGTGATATCGTTACATTTTATAACGATGGTAGTGAAACACCTGCTTACCGTTATGTGTGCGATATTATAAAATTGATGAACATCATGTACAATCTCCGGATAATTCAGGAAGCATTCCGTGGGCGCCCGCTTCTGCCCGATGGTACACCAACAAACGACCCGGATGCTGTTCAGCCAAAAATTGTGTTGACTTTACTCTCAAATCTGGCAAATTCTCTTGCCTCGGGGAGGTCTGCAATTATCGCCGATCCTGCATTCACACAAAAAAATATGACTTGCGCAATAAACGGCGAAAATCCAAAAAGGATTGATACTGTTTTTCCGGTAAAACTTTCCGGAAATGTCGAGGTTAATTCAACAGATATTTATTTTTCATTTTATTTAGGTCAATAGGAGGTATAAAAAATGGCAACAGGCGGCCCGCTTGAAAGCATAACAATAAACAATCGTAGATTTGCAATCGATGGTGAAGTCGATGCAGCCCTTGTGCTACCAGGTTATACAAACGAATCGAAACCTAACGGAGACGGATCGATGCGTATGTTAAAAACAAGGAAAACCGGTAAACTGGATAAAATTCCTATCGTAATCGACAACGCGCGTGGCGATATGGAATTTATTCAAGAAATTATGGATTCATTAGAATTTGTGCCAGTGCTGGCTGTCGAGGTTGACGGCACTGTATGGGAATGCAATGGACAAATAACAGGAGAACCGGAAAAGTCAACAAAAGAATCTACTATGGAAATATCCGTAACCGGAAATTTTAAAAGGCAAGGTGCATAATGAAACAAGTAATTGATAATCAAACAGCAAACGATATGTTTAATGAGTTTTGCGAATCATGGAATATTGATAATGATATTGATAATATGAATACAGAAGATAAAGATTCTTTTGAAGATTTAAAATCAAAAATATTTACTGCTATAACTGATGGTCGTTTAATTTTTAATCCTGAAAAATCTATTTTAATATATACAATATCAAATGACAGTGAAAAAGAAAAAGGAAAAGTTCTAAATATTAGAAGACCCAACGGAAGAGGATTAAGACAAATTGACCGTGCAAAAGAGGGAAAAAATGTTGAAAGAGCATATTATTTAATAGCAGCGATGTCAGGTGTTGATTTTCAATATGTCGACGAACTTGCGTATAACGATATTAAACCCTTAATGGGGATTGCTCAACTTTTTTTAGCTTCATAACGTCTATCGTAGCTCGTAACGGTAGGCGTGAAAAAATAAAAGGAGTTTCAGGGGTGTTAAGCCAATTATTACAAATAGCAACTGATTATGCAACACTTCCCGATTTAAGCACCATCGATATTGATGATATTACTTTTTTTTATAATCCTCTTATCGATAATCTTGTAAAATTTCAAAAGGATTTAAATAAAAATGGCAAGTAGATTTTCAATCGAAGCGGTTTTTAAAGCCATAGATAATTTCACAGCTCCTCTTTCAAAAATGACTCGCTCAACAAAAACTTTTACACAATCACTTAAAACAGATTTTGCAAAAGCGCAGCGTCAGGTTATAGGAATCGGTAATGGTATTAAACGTTATGCTGGACTCGGTATCGTTGCTATAGGTGCTGCCTTCGGTCTTGCTGCAAAAGAAGGGATAGAACTCGCAAGCAATCTGTTAGAAGTTCAAAACGTTGTTGATACTACATTTGGTGATAATTCAAAAAAAATTGATGATTGGTCAAAATCTGCAATTACTAATTTTGGATTATCAGAATTACAAGCTAAAAACTTTACATCGACGTTAGGTTCTATGGCAAAATCAAGCGGCTTACTTCCTGATCAAATTTTATTATTGTCAACATCTTTAACTGGTTTATCTGGTGATTACGCATCATTTCGTAATTTAAAACCAGAAGAAGCATTTGAAAAAATGAAATCTATTATAACGGGTGAAACAGAACCATTAAGATCGTTAGGTTTTAATATGACAGTAGCTAACCTACAGGCGTTCGCATTAACACAGGGAATCAACAAACAGTGGAAGCAAATGTCACAAGCTGAACAGGTTATGTTACGCTACAATTACATAATGGCTAATTCAAAAGATGCCCAAGGCGATTTTGCAAAAACTTTAAAAGAAAGTTTAGCGAATCAACTAAGAGTTTTAAAAACAAATTTTGACCAAAAATTAGCAGCATCTTTTGAAAAATTAATTCCGCATTTGATAGAATTACTTGATAAACTTAACACTTGGTTAAGTACAGTTGATACTGACAAAGTTTCTACTTTTATAGAAAATCTTTTTATTGGAATTGAAAATGCAGGAAAAGCAATCTGGACGTTTATACAAGTTTTACAATTCATTACTCCTGTTTTAATTCCTATAATCGCAGCAATTGCAATTTATAAAATCGCCTTATTTGCGTTAGCTGTTGTTCAGGCTATATGTGCTGTTACATCTAACGCTATGTTATTGCCAATCTATTTAATAATTGCTGCTATTGGAATTCTTGTTGCCATTATTATATGGGTAGTGCAAAATTGGAATAAATTGATCAAAGTCATGCAGGTCATATGGGGTATAATCTCCTGGATTGCAAAATTAATCTGGGATGGTCTGGTTAAAGCATTACAGGCCGCAGGCTCCTGGTTATCATCCATATGGGATGGAATAGTCGAAAAAATGCAACCTATCATCAACATTTTTAAATTCCTTATAGACCTGGTAGCCATCGGTTTAAAAGCAGCGTTTGACGGAGTATGGAATTTTATAAAACCGATAATCGAAGGAATAGGCGATTTTTTTTCCGGTGTGTTTAATTTTTTCGGTAAACTCGGTAAAGGAGTTGCTGATTTTGTAACCGGAGGCCCTGAGAAAACAAAACCTATCCCTATCCAGGCGCCTGCAAATCCATATGAGCGCGCGATTGTATCCAGTTCCAAAGAGGAAAAAATAACACGAGGTGAGGTGACGATTAAAGATCAAACAGGTAAAGCAGCGGTAACCAAAAAACCAGAAAAAGGCGGATATAACATCAAACTACAGCCATCGGGAGCATTCTATTGAGTTGGAAAGATCGCATACAAACAGCTTCCTATATTTCTCCATCCGGTATCCGTTTTGATTTTTTATATGAAAACTTATCTATGGAATCTGATAAAAAAACCGGTGAGTTTGTTTTCCCTGAAATCAACGGCAGTTTTATCCAGGATTTAGGTCACACCGGTAGGCGTTTCCCTTTTACAATTTTCTTTTCCGGTGCTGATTGCGATGTTTTAGCAGATTCTTTTTTTGCAGCGTTAGAAGAAAAAGGCATAGGTACATTAGAGCATCCGTTATACGGTACAAGAAAAGTAATTCCTACAGGAACGATAACGCGCAAAGATGACCTTATAACAGCAGCTAATGAAGTAGCGTTTACAGTTTCATTCACGGAAACAATCGAGGACATAACATTCCCCGTATCGATAGTAGATCAAAAAACAGAAATTACCAATTCCCTTTCCAATCTCAACGAAAAAACAAACAGTCAATATTCATCAAACATAAGCGATTTAGGCGCAACCGAAAACGCACTTATGCAGGTTGACCTGCAATCTAAAAAGAATTTAATTGATTCAAGTCTTTCCGATCTTGTGGCATTAGACGAAGATTCAAAAAGTGATTTTGAAATTGTTGGTGCATCCCTGGAAGAAAATATAGGTAACCTGATTACAAATCCTGATTCGGTATGCAGCCAATTTATTACATATATCAATACACCGGCTAACGTTACCGCGTCAGCGTCGGCAAAAATCCTCGGCTACAGTTCAGCAATTGCAGGTATAACAGGATCAGTAATCGACACTCCCGGTAAATTTTATAATGCTTTTATGATTATAGGTTTTCTTTTTGGCGCCCTTAATTATTCTATGCTCACAGCAGATTTTTATAACCGTCCTAATGCGTTATCCGCTACAGATTCCATTATTAATCTTAAAGATTCAATCAATACATGGTTAGATACAAATATTACCACTCTCGGTATTGAG